AATGGACCCAGCCTGGAGATCTGCAATAAATGCTATCCCAGGTGGTGAAAGCCTAAGAAAAGCTGGTAATGGCCTAGCAAAGTACTTAGATGGACAGGTGGAAGCACCCGCTGGTGCAAAAGAACGCACATTTATACGCGAGGTATTCCAGCGTGGGTTAAAACGCCTTCAAGATGCCCCGAGTGTGCGTCAAAGATCAAATGACCCACTCACTATGAGTGACTTGCAAGCATTACTCTGGTATCCAGAGAAAAGGCTGTACGACACAGCCAAGCAGAAAGATGGAGAAAGCCGTGGCTATGAAGACGACGAAGCGCCAGACTACGCAAACGCTGCAAGAAAAGCTGTCGGAGATCGACTGGGATCTGCTGGAGCAGCTGGACCAGGAGGAGGAGGGACAATCGATCCCAATGCAGGACCTGGTGCAGACAACAGCATCATCTCCAACCTCCTCAACCCCCCTGGGAATACGAGTGGACGAGCATCCGGGGCCGGTACTGGGCGGCCCACCAAAGGGCCTTCTCTCGCAAGAGTAGCCCTGACAGCTGTTAAAAGGTTTGTGCCTCAGTCCAAAGCTGCTTTCCAGGTTGGCAAGCGTGGTACGCCTTATGAAAATGGCGTGCAGACATTAGACCAGGCAGTTGACTTAGCACACACACTGGGCATCACTGTCCGTCTGTTTGACAGCCAGGAAGAGATGTATGCATCGAGGTCAGCTTTTGATCCATCCGCTGACCCGTCTGCTGTCGCTTCGTTTTATCAAAGAGGTGCATACGCTGATGGCAAAGGTGCTGAAGGTACGGTCTTTGGTCTGAACCCTGGATCTATGTTGGATAGTGGCGGATCAGTAAGCGGCATTGACGCCCTGTCGAGCCTAATACATGAGATCGCACATGGTATGACCTTGAGCCCCCTCGATCTAAACGGCTCACAGGTTACTGACACCGAGTTTACCAACCCAGTAACCGGCCAGCCCGACAGGGCACCTATGGGATCCTTTGCTGGTAGTGCTTTGAGACCCCTACTGGAAGGTAAGGGTGATCCCGACATCATGTCAGAGATCGACAATCTACAGATGAACGTGGATGCACACACAACCAATGACCCTGGTCAGCGCAGCGCGTTGCGTGAGGTCCGCAAGTTGTCAACAAATCTCAAAGACTGGAAAGCCTACTACGATAGGGAAGTGGACAATGGTTTCATGTCCAGATCTGATGCCGACACAGGCATGGCCAACCGCCAGGATGTAGCTGACGGCTACACAGACTACATGCAAAGTGTGCGCGAGTTGGCTGTGGATCCTGTCTTAATCTACTTGATCAATCCCAAGCTGGCTAAGTCGGTAATGCCTAAAACGGCTGCCCTCATACGCGAGCAGTTCAACAACGCCGGTAACAAAAAGGTCAAGTTCTTCAGTCACCCCGCTGCTGTGGTCATAGCTACGGTCATGGCCATGTTGGCCCAAGGTATGGCGGAAGAAGAGGAAGAAAAGCAAAGGATGCAGATGCCCCCTGGTGCTTTGACACCACCACCGCCTAGCATGGGCGCCCTAACTGCATAAGAACAAACAGAGGTCCCTCCGGGGGCCTCTTTTCATTAGTGGAGAGCAAAATGATCCATAAGAACGCAATAGATTTAGTCCCCACGTTACGGGCCATCGAAGATGTACTACTTTCACCCCTGCTCAGTACTGCGCAAAAGTCAGCCATCATTGGAGAAATGCGTACTGTTTTACCTGATAAGATGTTTTGCCCCAATTCACGGCTAACACTGTCAATTATAACCAGTATTACGGAGCAACACGATGGGAGCACCCAAGAACCCGAGGCCCAAAGCACCGAGGCCCCCAAAAAACCCAGCAAAGGCAAGGGATCCAAAAGTAAACCCGCTGGCTCTTCAACATCAAACGCCCGAGGGAAGAGCAAAGTTTCGCCAAATGCTGGCAAACCGAAAGAATAAAGGTGGCCGCCCCAAAGGCACACCAGATGGCTACACACTCGAGCAAATTGCCCCAATACGAAAGAAGGCAAAAGAGGACGCTGAAAGGATCGTGAAGATCATGGCAAAAGAAAACGAAATTGATGACATCTATGCGGTTGAGGCCCTCAGAGCTGCCGTGGAGATTATGCGCGAACCTGGTCAAAACCGGGACCGCTTGACAGCTGCACGCATGGTCTTGGATTTCACCAAAACTAAACCCGCTGCTAAATCCGAGGTCACAATCGGGAAAGCCGAGCAATTCTTGGAGTCTCTATTGGTAGCAGACACTGAAGAAGAGCAAATCGAGCATGGACAAGAGACTTAAAACTGTACGCAAGCGCCTGTATGAAGACTTTGGTTTTTACAGTCAGTCTGCACTGAAGATCCGCACCAAAGATGGTGACATCAAACCCCTTAAACTAAACCCGGCACAGCAGATACTACAGGAAGCTGTAGACAAGCAGATGGCGGCAGAGGGTAAGGTACGGATCATCATTCTGAAGGCGCGGCAGCAAGGTCTCTCAACCCACGTTGGTGGATACTTGTACTTCAATGTGTCCCAACGCAAAGCATGTAAGGCGATGGTCGTCACGCACCACTCGGACAGCACCAGGGCACTCTTCGACATGACCAAACGGTATCATGACAATTGCCCAGAGCTACTAAAGCCTCACACTAAATACAGTTCTCGCCGGGAACTTACCTTCGATGTCCTGGACAGCTCTTTTGTTGTTGCGACGGCGGGGGGTGAAAGCATTGGCCGTGGTGAGACCCTCACACACGTTCACGCCTCTGAGCTTGCTTTTTGGCAGAAGTCTACCGCCCTCGAGAACTGGAACGGGATGACCCAGGCTGTACCGAATAAGCCAGGGACCGCTGTCTTTGTCGAGAGCACTGCGAATGGCGTAAGTGGTATCTTTTATGATCTCTGGAAAGGTGCCGTTGAGGGAACCAATGGCTATGTACCAGTGTTCATCCCTTGGTTCCTCGACCCTGAATATAGGGAGCCTGTCCCTGAGAACTTTGAGCCAACACCTGAAGAAGAAGAGTTGGTTGCCAAGTACGACTTAGACGATGAGCAACTTATGTTTCGTCGCCGTAAGATCGCCCAGAACGGCATAGATCTTTATCGTCAAGAATATCCCGCAGAGCCTTCAGAATCCTTCCTGACGACCGGACGGCCAGTGTTTAGCCCAGAGGCTCTACATGAGCGTCTAGAGGCCTGTGAGGAGCCTAAGAAGCGCCTGGCACTAGAGGGTGAAGATTGGCTCGAGAATGTACGCGGTGAGCTTACTCTATACCGAACTTTAGACCCTGGTGAGAAATACACAATCGGCGCTGACGTTGCTATGGGCGTCCGGGGCGGGGACTACTCAGTTGCCCAGGTTCTAGACAGTAAGAAACGCCAGGTTGCGACCTATCGAGCACGGGTTCACCCGGATTACTTCGCAACAGTTCTATATAAGCTAGGTGAATTCTTTAACTTTGCTTTCATCATTGTAGAGAACAACAGCCACGGTATCCTGACCTGCACTAGGTTGGGCAAAGACATGGCATATCCAAACTTTTACACCGAGATCCAGGTGGACAAGTTAACGGAGAAAGAGACCCTCAAGCTGGGCTTCACAACCACCTCCAAAACCAAGCCCCTGATCATCGATGAGCTGCGCGCGTGTGTGCGCGAGGGGGAACTAGAGCTAAACGACAAAACAACGATCCGAGAGATGCTCACTTACATTGTCACCCCCACCGGCGGCATGGAGGCAGAAGCTGGTTGTTTTGATGATTGCGTAATGAGTTTAGCCCTCGCTAACCACATCCACGAAGGCGCGTGGGAACCCATACAGTCATCTGATGACTACTATATTGAAATGGTTTGATCATGAATAAAAACGAATACAAGAAGCTGGACGACGATAAGATTGTCACAATCCTCGATGACAACATCCGCCGCAGCGTTGGGTATTACGACAGTCAGATCAGCCGTGAACGCAAGCGCGTCACAGACTATTATAATGCCACACTCCCGCGCCCAGCGCACGATGGTAATTCAAAGTATGTATCCATGGATGTCTATGACACTGTGGAGAGCATGAAGGCAGCCCTGCTGGAGACTTTCAGCACTGGCTATAAGACGGTTCGGTTTGCACCACAGAACGCAGATGACCAAAAGATCGCCGAGATCGCTACGGAATACTGTGACTACGTTGCTAACCGGCAGAACAACTTGTTTGAGATTATGCAGACAGTTATCCACGATGGTCTGATTGCTCGAGCAGGCATTGCCAAAGTCTTCTATTACTATGGCGATGAAAGTCATATTGAGGAGGTGACCGAT